GCCTTAAAATATTTCCTACTGATTTTTTATATTCTACGTATTCTTGATACTTTTCTTTAGGAATACGCACTCGTCTCCTGTGTGCCCCGTCGTTTAGATCTTTAAGTGGCTTAGTTGGCAATGTAATTTCTGCGCACAAGTTACTCATTCTAATAGGTGCAATTTCTGGTATAAAGCTGCCATGATCGTTTGCATTGTCTACGTTTTGTAAATAAATGCGTCCTGTATTCTTACGCTCTTCCATAAAATTACTGAACAGTTCACTTGCTTTAACTGACTTCTTACGTAGTCGTGTGTTACGTTCTGCTGTTTCGTATAGTTCTTTAAACTTGTCTTGATCTGCAAAGAAAGCTTCGTACAATCCAGGAACGTCTGCAGGCGAGAACAAAGTTATGTCGCTACCAGTTACTAGTCTTTCATACATCAACTTGTTAAACTGTACACCGTAGTCCATGTGTCGTACACGGTTCTCTTCGGTCCCTTTGTTGTTCTTTAACACTAGCATGTCTTCTACTTCGAGGTGCCATACAGGGTAGTATATAGTTGCTGCTCCGCCACGTACACCGCCTTGGCTGCATGACTTTACTGCTGATTGGAAATGCTTATAGAAAGGAATGATTCCTGTGTGATATGCATCGCCTTTACGTATGGGGGAGCCGATAGCACGTATGCTTCCTCCGCCGATACCAATGCCTGCTTTTTGTGAGACGTACTTAACAACAGAGGCAGCAGTAGCATTAATGCTGTCAAGACTGTCATCAGTTTCAATGAGTACGCACGAACTGAACTGGCGCTGCGGGGTACGCACACCAGCCATAACAGGAGTAGGTAAACTAATGTCGTGTAAACTAATAGCATCGTAATATTCCTTGACCCATTGCAACCGAGTCTCTATTGGATAGTCTTGAAACAAACTTGCTGCAATAAGAATGTAGCAAACTTGTGGAGTTTCAAAGATTTCGCCGCTTACTCTATTTTGTACTAGGTATTTGCCGCGAAGCTGTTCCATTGCAACATAAGTTAAGTTCTCGTCGCGCTCGTGCTTAATAAATGTATTGATTCTATTCCACTCGTCAGTTGTATACTTTGTAACGAGTTCAGAATCATAAAATCCAGCTTCTGTATTTCTGTCAACTAGTTCTTTAATATGACAAGGTTCAAACCCATCGTAAACTTCTTTGCGTAGTGCATAGTTTACAAGGCGTCCGCCTACATATTGATAGTTAGGAGTTTCTGCACTGATAAGATCTGCTGCTGCTTTGATTAGCGTTTCTTGGATTTCTTTACTAGTTACTCCATTGTAGAACTGTATTTGACTTTTAAGTTCTACTTCGCTAGGGCTAACTCCTGTAATATTTTCACAAGCATAAAATACAACCTTGTGTAGTTTTTCAATGTCTAGAAGTTCTTTGTCGCCGTCACGTTTGGTAACTTGAATCATGTGCTTTGTCCTTTAAATTGTTATAGTAGTTAGGTATTTATTATTGTGCTGGCAGCACATGCGTTAGTTCAGAACGCAAAGTTTTAGGCAGTTTATTCCTTTGCACATACGTATCTGCATCGAAACCTATCACCTTGTTGTCGACATAAAGCAAGTAGTATGTCTCCGAGTTTTTATAGTCTCGTGCTATATGTATCTCATAAGATGCTCGGGATAACACATCAGTTAACTGCAAGGTGTAACAAATTGCAAGAATCTTAACAAAGGAACAATAATTATTTTCCTCTATTAATTCCCATGCTGTTGGCCAACTACTTGGAGTAAACGGATCAGCAGCAATCAAACATTCTGGTGCTCGATCGTAAAAATTAATTGTTTCTTGTATTGGATCATCTGCCGTTTCTAAAGAGTCTCTGAACTCGCGCCAGATGAGTAGTCGTTGTTCATATTTTTTGTCAAACATTCATTTCACATGTTAGTTATGATTTGGCTTTTACGTTATAGTGTAGTACAGCATTGTCGCTACTTGTTAAGTTTAACATCATAATGGCTATTGTGTCAACCGAAGAATTGCCATCTTCATCATAATTTTGTGCTTTAAATTTTAAGTTCTCAGCAAAGGTATTATTACCTGTATAGTTGAAATCATCTGAAAAGTTAAATGTATTATTTACAGGATCAACTATTAATGTCATTGTTCCTGATCTTGAAGCAATAACTGCACTACTCTTATAAACATAATCAATTTCGTAGCCTTTAGTAGTATCTGCCGGCAGTCTAAATAGTTTTGAATATTCACCTGACTGTCCGATTGTAAGTTTGTGTGTTGTGTTGAATGTTGTAATACTTGGTCCTTCAACTTCTGGAACATATACAGAGCCATTCTTATATTCTTCAGTATATCCTAGTTCTTCACTACGTTGGAACCAATCACCGTGACTATTATTTTTTATACTTTCAAATTTTATGATTGAATGGGCAGCTAAACTTGCATTGCCTCCGTTGTTTCCAACAGTATAGAATCTATTATTTTTACTAATATTATCAGTACCGTTTTTAATATGTATAGCGTGTGTATAAATGTCATTAAACTTACTGTTAGACACTGTATTATCAATCGGTCCGGTTTTTACTGGACCGTCTGAACTAAGTGCTGAATTAAGTCCAAATGCGTGTCCTTGCCAAAGAGTATTGAACGTACAATTTGTCCATGTGTTGTTTTTAATATCGTCATCTGATTTAATAGCAGTAACAAATTTCTCTACAATAACATTGTCAAACATATTGTTGTTAGATCCAACAGCAGTGCTTAGTGAATCTAATCGTATGCCGTCACTTTCGCCGGCTATTGTGCCACCGAGTGAATATGCACCTTTTATTAATAAATCCTTAAACACACTGTCTTTACAACTAGTTAACACTAATGCAGGACCTGTTGTGGCATTAATTGTTAAGCCTGATATGCTAATGTTTCTTGCTTGATTTAACGTTGTGCTAGTTGAATCATTAGCGTATACGCCCGGAGTACTTGAATCGTTTATTGTTCTAAATACATACGAAATGCCATTAATAATAGTCTTATCTTTGCCTGCGCCTCTAATAGTAGTATATGGCGGTAAGTATATGCTATTAGTAAGATTATACTCACCAGCTTCAAATATAAGTTCTACTCTTGCTTGAGTTGTGCCTTTGTTTGATGCATTTAAATACAGTTGATCAATTGCTCGTTGTATTGCTACTGTTTGATCTGTGCCATCGCCTGCTACGCCAAAAGAACGAACACTCACTCTGTCATCTAATCTAGATTGCAGTGTACGCAGAACAGGATTATTAGCCGTGCTACCTGTTTGAACATTTGTACCAGTTTTGTATTGGTATGTATTCGCAAATTCAAATAAGTTATCAGCTTCGCTGAGTAGTTTAGTGTTGCCTACAAACGGTGATCCTTCTGCAACACTGCCGTTACCAATATATAACTCTTGTGAATCCACTGCCCAACCAAATTCTCCGCTGGCTAGTTGTGGCAACCCACTACCTACGTTTTTTTGTCCTCTGCGAACTTGAATTCGACTGATGGATACTACGGCCATACTATAACTCCTATTTCATTATATAATATTTAGCCAAATTTCTCGTAGTACTGCTCGCAGCGTTTCCACCACTCTTGTGCCCAGTCATCAAACTCATCTGGCCATAGATCAAACTGCTGATAAGTCTCACCACCTAGTTCAATTGGATCGTCACCTCGGCTACACATAAAGATATGACCTTCACGTATGTTAGTGCCATGTATTTCATTATGTCCTAGTGCATATGCTGTCATTTGCAAATAGTAGTCTTCTACCCACTCGGGCTTCTTTGGCTTATTTGTTTGCTTATGATCCATAATACAAGCTTCACCTTTGTACTGTCCTACTAGGTCAGTTGTGCCTGCAAAGATACCAGGAACATAAAGCGGAACTTCGCTACCCCATATCTCATCTACGTGACACATTGCTTCGTCACGGATAACTTCTGCCATGCGATATGCTTTTTTAGAATAAGGATTGCTGCCTGGACTCTCTGTCCACACACCATTGTCAACATAGTCTTCAAGATACTTGTGCATACGTGTACCTACGCCAGCAGCTTCAGTTACAATCTCTTGTGCTTTCTTTTCGCCTACGCGCCTGCGCCATTCATGTAAGTGTGTCATATCCTTAGTACCACTAAGAATAGTTGTTACACTAGCTACAGGTGGACCACCGGGTGCTGCATATCGACGCTTGCCGTTTACTTCAACACGTTGTAGTTTTTCGTACTTGTATTTGTCTATAATTAAACTCAATCTTCTGACTCCTTTGGTAGGTCATAATCGGCATCCCATGCAGCATCGCCAAATGGATCCGAAGCGTAATAAGGATCGTTAAAGGATGGATCATCAATTCCTTCTACAGACTGTACCTCTGGAATCATGTTTGTCATCATTTGTTCAATGCCATGCTTGAGTGTCATAGTGCTGCCTGCACATCCGCTACATGCTCCGCTAAGTTGTACAGTTACACAACCTTGTTCAAAGCTAACAAAGTTAACTTCGCCGCCGTGTTGCGCCACCGAAGGCGTTACGTATTGTTCCATTACTTCTGTAATGTGTTTAACTATATCTTCTTGTGTTCTTTCAGTCATTAAAAAGCTCCTATTAGTGTATATTATAACACCAAATAGGAGCCTTGTCAACCGTTATATTATAGTTTGTCGCCGATGTCAGCTGCTGCCTTGCTAGCCATCTTTTTCCCAAGATCAGCTTTGGGTCCATCATTACCTGGTACTGCGCCAGCAATATCATCTACTTCACTTTGTTTGAACTCAATCTTATCTTGATCAAAGTTAGTTACTAGAGCTTGTATTTTAGGATCTGCATCATACATTGCTTTAAAGCCTTCGAAGTCAAAGTTGCCTTTGCCTTGGTTGCGCATGTATTTGTCTAGCTTACTCATGGATAAAGCAGCCACACCGGCTGCTTTTTGTTGACGTAATAAAGCGTAGATGACACCGCCATCTACTGCACCTTCATTTACTTTTTTTTTGAATTAACAGTCTCGTAAAACTTGGCTGCTTCTTTGCCATGCTTTTTAACAAACTTTGCTTTAGTCATGTCTTGTGCTTCTGCAATGAGTCCTTCGCGCTGGATTGACTCACGCTTCTCACGTCCGCCTAGCTCTTCGCCGCCTGCTGCTGCATCTGCTGCTCCAAATTCGTCATCTTGTGGAACATCATCCATATTCATGTCTGGTTCTATGTCGCCGTCTACTGGTTCCATATCCATATCTGGCTCTTCAGCACCCATAGTATCCATTGGCTCACCTTCGCCAGTTAGCATGCCTACGCCGCCTGTTAGTGCAATACGTGTTGTTTCCATTACGCCATACATTGCTTCTAGTGCTGGTTTAACTACTGCTGTAAATGCTTCAGCTGATTCGCTGCCCATTTCGTCCCGGATTGCATCAGCTAGTTCTAGCATGGATTCAGTTTGCATTTCTGCTGTGTCTTCCATCCAACCAGTAACACGATCAACCATGTCCTTAGCTGCCATTACTAGTTCTGCTTTGTCTTCTTCGCCTTCATTAACTTGCTCAATAGCTTCGTCAATTGCGATAGCAACATCGTCACGCTCATGGAGTGCAGCGTTAAGTACGTCTAGGAACAATTTGTTCTTAGTGTGTCCTTTTTGCTGGACAGCATCAAAGCTTTCAGTTGTTTCTACATTAAATACTTGGGTACGTAGTTTGTTACGAGCGTCTTGAAGTTGCTCTGTAGTAAACTCGTCGATGTTGATTTTTGAACCAAAGCGTTTAGCTAGGCTTTCGTTTAGTTTTGCAGCCGTTACCGGCGCTGAAAATTCTCTAATTTGCATTTTACTCTTCCTGTTGATAGGTGTTGTGTTCTATATTATATTTATCACTAACAAAAAATATAACGGTCTAAAAGGCTGCGCACACGTCGTGATTCCTGTATAGCAACATCTAACCTAGTTTCTCTTATCTCTTTCTTTGCATCATCTGTTGTATTACGTATTGCATGCTTATAAAAGATAGCATCATTGTAATGTTTTAACATTGTGCCGTCAAACTCCATTGCTTGTTCAGTAATGTCTTTACCTTGTGCAAGATTCTTAGCAATAGCAACTGCTGTAGTCTTAAAGTAGGTTCTTACTACTTGTTTATTCTCTTTAGCGTCATATATCAAGTAGCCTTTAGGACTCTTACGTATAATGACATGCTTGATCCTAATACTATTTCCTCGTTGATGAGGGATAGCACTATCTTCAAGTCCTCTATTAACAATTTCTTCAAGGTCATTTAAAAGCTTTTCAGTTATCATTCCGTATCACCATTATCGTCCCATTGTGTTGTACTTTACTTATTATACTCTTACGAATTAGATTGTTGATAATGGTTTGTTCACGCTCTGGAAATGCTCCAAGCGGACGCGGCTCATCAATACTTGCCAAGAGTTGTTTTTCCTCATTGGTCTTATAAGTGTTTTTAATGATAAGCTCGTTAATTTTCATTTAATTGACTGTAACTGCTGTTGTAATGTTTTCAGCTGATCTTGTGTAGCTTTAATTTGTACTTGAATTGCTTTCTTTTGCTCTTGCTTTGCTTTTTGTGCTTCAGGACTATTAGGATCAGGTTGTCCCATTTCTTCGCCAGGTTTTTGCGTAGGTTGTCCAGGTTTAGCAGCAGGTGTGCCAGCAACATTTACTGGAGCAACTCCAACTGCCGCTGTACCTTGAGCGTCTGCAGGTATTCCTAATTCAAAGATTTTCATATTCTACTTCCTCTACGCTTAGTCTTGCTTATTGTCCTGCGCCCAGTATTTAATCGTTTTAATCTTTGACTTGCTGGATTTGTTCTTTTAGTTCTACTAGCCTTAATGCCTATAGTTGAACCTTTTTTGCGTCTAGTTTGTTTAAGTGTGTTAGACGCTTTCATATTCTTAGGAGCATTACAAGTTGCAGGCTTTGCAACAATACGTCCTTTACGAGTGCCAGTTGTGCAACGATACTTGCGAACAGTCTTGTTTCCGCTCTTGCCAAAGATAGTTGTGACACCTTCTTCAATAATGTCGTTATATAGATCACGTAATAACATCTATCTTCTCTTACGGTTAAGAGCTTGTACTCTTTTACTTGCTGGATTAATGCGCTTAGTCTTTTTAGCTTTGCGTATCATCCTGCTGCCGAGTCTAGCTTTAGTCTTCTTAAAAGCCATACGCTTTTTAATGTCAGGCGCTGCAAAGCACTGTGCCATCTTAGCAACAACTCTATTTTTGCGGGGACCACTTGAACAACGATACTTGCGAACAACCTTCTTTCCAGAACGTGCCCATGTTTGACCTTCTTCTAGGTCTGCTTCTGTTGGATCAATAAAAAACTCACGTAATAACATATAGTTATTTATCGTGAGTGGAAGGTTACTGTAATAAAATTACAATGATGGTTGATAATAGTCCTGTTACTATTGTGCCTGCTGCTCCAATAATAACTTTGGTCATTGATTGCTGACCTGTACTAATTACAGTATGTAATGTGTCTATCTTTGTTTCTACGTTAGAAAGGCGCTCGTCTAATTGTTCGTAGCGTATTGCACATAAGTCAACATGTGCTTCTAGATTATTTCTTTCTAATTCGGTAGTACTTGGCATTATAAATCCTCAAAACCCGTCTTATCGTAGGTTGTATTCTGTAAGTAAACTCTAAGTTAGCCTTGATGTGTGATTTAAAATGCCTGGTAGTTTTTTAGGCTACAAAGTTATTTATCATCAATTTCAAAAAATATGTTGCATTTAGCGGTATCTTTGGTAAGAAAATGTGCATTATCAAACTCTGCTGTTTCATCTAACTTTGTAATGATTGGTATTAAATCAAAGTCATTTACTAGTGTTTCAACATCTAGTGCGTCTCTAAATTCCATATCAAAAGCGTATTTCCACACGCTTTGTTTAGTTTTAAATGATGTTCCTAACCCTAATTTACTAGGTACTTCGCTAATGATTGTAGGCGATCCAATGTATTCTGGATTAACTCTTAACCCAATTGTTTGCATCACAGTAAGGAAGTTTTGCTGCTGTCGATACTGTTTAGGATCTTCGCCGCGTCGACTACCGGTCTCGGTTATATCTACTAATGTATGTATTATAAATCTCATATAGTATTTAAGTCATAAAAAAACAGTCACTCGTTAAAGTGACTGTTTAGTGTGACGCCTGCCTTGCGGCCGTATATCACGATTCTAAGGTAGTTAGAATTTAGTCAATAAACTCAGCAATTAGCGTAGTTGTAATACCAGTGGTGCCGATACCAAAGTCAGCTGCTGCTGTTAGTACGCCTGTGCCTTGAATTGCAATTTGCACGTCATCAGTTGTTCCGCCTGTAAACACGCCTGATTCTGTTAATACACTAATACCTGTGATAGTATGTGCATCGTTAGTTCCTGCTACGTCACCTGCTGACACGTAAAGTACTAATGCGTCAAATTCTTCTTGAGTCATGTTAGTTTTTGCTGCGTTAATGATTCTAGTACGTGGACCTAAACCGTTACCTGCTTTTGCTGTTGCGTTTGTTGTTACTGATGCCATTTTATATTCTCCTGGGTTCTAATGGTAAAGTAAGATTCTCTTCTTACTTGTATAATATTATTTATCATCTTACTAAAAAAAGCACCGGTTGTTAGGATCGTTTAGCTCTCTTATGCACTGCTCGTAGCTGTTGAACTGCTCCTGGACCCGCTTTTACAATATCATCTATCATTTTAATAGCTGGTAAGTAGGCTGCAACCATGTTTGCACTTGCTGCTTTACCGTCCTTGGCTTGCTCTAGGAACTTCTTAGTAAGTGCTAAGTTCCTGTCTCCTACTAGATATCTATACAATGCTAGTTCGGCGCCTGTAGTACTTAGGTCAGGCGTTGATATAGTTGGTTCTGGATCTATTACACTTGCTTTTTCTAAGTTCTTAATTGCTGCAAACTTTTCAAAGTCCTCAATGATGTCTGAGCTGCGTAGTTTAGCACGAACAGCATAGATAAGGCGTGTGGATATTAAACGCTTCTCTGCTTTGGTCAAACGTGCAAAGTTCATTAAGTTTCTACGTATTGATTTGTAGTCACTGTTGCTAACTTTAAGTGCAGATTCAATTGCTTGAAACATATTGTTTAATTGCACTGGAGTTTTACCTTGTGCAACTGCGTTAATGTATCTATTAATAGCAGACGTTGGTAACTTTGTACTAGCTCGCATACGCTTTGCTGACTCAGGATCTTTAAGCTTATCCTGTGCGCCACTGTCTCCTACAAGGAAATATGTAAAGTTGTAGAGATCAGTACCCATAATGCGATACATTTTGTATTGCTCAAAGCCAGCTGTCTTCTTTGCATAACGTTGCACGTAAGCTTTAAAGTCTGGATACTGTCGCATTGTTTCCAAAGCCAACAGTGTTAGATACATACGTTCACCACAGTCAGTGTAAGTCAACTTCTTAGCATTGCCATTATCTTTGGTCATGCGCGACTCTTGCAGATCTCTTAAGAAAGAATATGATTCCTCTTGTACTGGCGGCACTTCATGTCCGCCATCTATCTCTGCCCATTGTGCTGCCGTAAACTTGTCAGTCATTACTGTGTTGCTAATCTTGCTGCTTTATCTGCTGCGCTATCATCATCAGCAGGTGCTGCAAACTCGTCATCTTCTGGCTCGTCAGCTTTAGCTGGCTCTGCCATTTTAGGTTTAACGTCTTCTGCATCTTGTGTGAATTTAATAAGCTCTTTAACTTTAGAAACTTCAACTCCAGCCTTCTTAGCAACTTCTGCAAACATTTTTGCAAGAGAGTCTTTAGGCTGCATGCCTGGTAGCGGCTTGCCTGGATCGTGTGGACCAAATGATGTTCCAACAGCAGCTAATATATCGCCAACTTTTAAAAGGTCATCTAAGCGTCTTAGTTCGTCGTCAGTCATACCTTTAAGACTACCGTGTTCGCCAGTGCCGTGACCTAGTCGATTCATCTTTTGTCCTAAAGGAGCAATAACTTTCCTTGCATAATCCGAACCATCATACTGGACTTCTGTTACTTCATTAATTTTCATTGTCTATTCCTTAATTTGGTTGCCAACGCTGACGCGGCACTAGTTTAGTCTTTGATCCTAGAGCAACGTATCCTTCGCCACCCTTCTCACCTTTTGTTGTTGCTGTTACATCAGCAGGAGCATTATCTAACTGATCAATAATATGATCCTTTACAGTCATGATCTGTTTTACAAGACCAAACAATGCAGGCAATGCCTTAGGACTTGCTGTGTTCATATCTGCAATCTTTGCTTGCTTGTTAGTACTTACCTTTGATGCACCTAGCCAGTCAAAGAAACCATTTTCAATATTCTTTAATTGCTGTGTGCGTGTCATATGGTTAACGTATGTATAAATGATGTTCTTCATATCACTTAGTCCTTGAACAGGAGCAAGAAATGCATCAACTAACTGGGCAGTTTTTGCTGCTGTAGCTCTGATACTCTTAACTTCTGATGTGTCAACTTTAGGCTGATGTGTTACATATGTCTGCCCTAGTACTACTACATCATTGCTGTTAAGTTCTTTTACATCTTTAATAGGTGTTGCAGACTTTGAACCAAACTCTTCAAGTTTTGTGTGAACTACTACACCAACTTTTGAGTTCGCTATGCGCCCACCTATTTGGCCATTCGTATCAACTGTGTACTTAACCAAGTTTGGTTCAAATTCTACTGCGCCTTTAGTTGCTGTAAAAGGCTTGCGTGGACTGTATAGCAAGTCGCCATAAACATATCCTCGGAAGCTTCCAGGAGTTGCTGATTTCATTAGTTCAAACACTTCTGCCATTTCTTCGCCGAAGTCCTTGCGCCAAGGTTGTTCTTCTACACCCTTGCCTGAATTTTGTATAAAGCGTGATAGATCATCTGCGCTTGTTGACTTGTTGCGTCCCCAACCATTTTTACCTACTAGAACAAACTCGCCGTCTGGCTCGCGTCCCCAATAGATAGTTGGATTGCCGTCCCACTTGATTGCAACATCACTGCTGTCAGTGCCTAGCTTGTCTAGAATGTCTGCTGCTTCTACTGCTCCTGCTGAGCCTTTAACAAACACAAGATCTTCTAGGTGATTATACTCGCGACCTTTAAACTCTTCAGTTAATACTGCTTCAGTTAATACTGTTCGGAACTCTTGGTATCTCATCTTATAAAGCTTCCTGATACCATTACTGAACTGTTTAGCATGTTGCCACTTAGCTCTTTAATACGTGCAAGTTGCTTGTCTTCTAGTGTTTTGTATCCAGTTGGTGTTTTAGACTCAGGTACTTCTTTGCCAGACTTTTCCATTGTTTCTTTCCACGGAGCAATTAGCTGTTCGTAGTTTGGATCGTTCTTTAACTTTGCAAGCATAGTTTCTACAGTATGCGTGTCGGCATTTGTAGCGCCTTTGCCTAACAATAATTCTGGAATACCTTTATTCCAATCGTTACTAATAATCTTGTCGCCATCATTAGGATCAACTACGCCAAACTTAGGACTAAACTTTACTCCACGTCCTCTTGCAATAGCTGATAGTAGGATAGCTCTGTCTGTACCGCCAAACTGATCTGTACCGCCACGCTTTGCATTGCGTTGATGTACTGGATCGTCTGTAAACATAAAGTCTGTTTGAACAAATCCATTCTTGTCGCTGCCTGCAATAGGTGTGCGGAAGTGTACTTGATCGCCTGCGTCTTTGATCCAGCCGTCATTTTTAGCAACAGCAACACCGTTTATTCTTTTGTTATCTACTTTACCTAGATTCATAATCTCAGCGTCATTAACGCCTTGACTCTTTAACCATACACTAAGTTTTTTAATTAGCTGCGCTTTGCTAATTTTGCTTGAGTCTGTGTTTAAGTCTAAATCACCTGATGAGTTATTTTCAAACTTGCCGTCTGCGTTCTCTTTCTTGCCAGTTGTGCCTAACCAATCTTCTTCGTCATATGTTAAGCCTGTGATCTTTTCAATAAAGTCAATCGAAGCCTGTACATCTTTAGTTGCAATGCGCTGAGTAATGGCACCTTGCTCAGTCTTAAATATGTTGCCGCCTTCTTTAAGAATCATTTTTCTTACTCTCTATTATTCTATTCATGCTACGCTTAAATTTACGTGGGTCGTTTGATTTAATACTGTTAATAAGTCTGCGTTCTAGTTCGCCAGCAGTATCTACATCATATGTAGAATGTATCCTACTTAATAAGTTAATGGCACTTTCAATGATGTTGTTAGCTGTCGCGTCGATAAGATGGTCGTTATCTCTACGTCCGTAGACATTATTAAGTTCATCAAGTATACTTCTGGTACGTTTTTTCATGATTTAAAATTCCTATACAGTATTTAGTAGACTTTGTTTATAAATATTAGTATACCGGGAGGACACTAAATGTCAATTAAAGATTTGAGTTTCAATGAACGATCCTTACTGTTTGCTAAGTTATCAAGCATAGCATATAGTAACATAAAAGAAGTAAAACGTCAAGCAAAACAACTTGGCTTTACAACTGTGGAATATTATGACAAGGAAGGGGCTCAGGCATATCGCTTGATGAACAAGATAGACTTAGTAATTGCATGTCGAGGTACGCAACCTAGTGAATTTGCTGATATAGCGGCAGACCTAAAAGCAACTCCAGTTAAAGCAGAAACAATTAGCAGAGTACACAGAGGATTCAAACAACAAGTAGATGACTTATGGCCAATGATAGTTGAAGACATTGCTCGTCCTGTTAACATGAAGAAAACACTTTGGTTTTGTGGACATAGCTTAGGTGCTGGAATGGCAACTATTATGTCTTCAAGAGCAAAGTTTAACAAAGATCTTAACGATCCTATTGAGCTGTATACATACGGATGTCCGCGTGTAGGCTGGCATGCATATGCAAAAAGTTTAGGAGTTGTACATCATAGATGGAGAAACAATAATGACATCGTCACTACTGTTCCTCTTGCTATAATGGGATACAAACATTGTGGCACTCAGCATTACATTAATGCATACGGTAATAAACGCACACCCACAGGCTGGCAAATGTTTAAAGACAGATGGCGTGGCATGTGGATGGGCATCAAGCAAGGCAAGATTGATAACTTTAGCGATCATTCAATAGTTGAGTACATCCATCACTTAAAAAACTTAGATTAATCCCAAAGGTTTTCGTAGTACTTTCCAAACAGTTTGAAGCCGTTTGTCATGCGTTCTTGGTGTGCTTTTGCACCGTCACGATCTTCCCATACAAGTTTCAATCCAAATAGACTGGTAGGATCTTTAGATTCCTCTGGTCCCATTTCTCTATACTCGTAATAGTCACCTTGCCAATCATCTTTACACTTTTGTTCGAACGCCCAAATCATTTCGCCCATGATCCAATCCCAACGTTCAAAGTGATGAGGATCAACATCGCCTGTTTTACCATATGCGGCTAGTTGTTTTTTAGTAGCACGAAGTTCTTTTGGTACATCTAGCATCTCTACCATTGGAGCACCATGTTTAGTTTCTTGTAACTGTACAAGCATAGGTAGGATAATAGGAGCAAGGGTATGATCCATACTCCAGGTATCAAAGTCATCTATATGAACAGACACTTTAGGCTCGTTTTTAATTCCCAACTTATACAGGAAGTTGTGATACCAACGATGTGTCGGGTATGGTCCTATTTTAACTTTCATTAGTTCTTCCACCACCTTATCTTTTTACCATAATCATTTTCAAATTGTTCTATGAGAGAGTCTTTTGATACAAGCTCTTTAGACTCAAAATCATCTAACCATTCACTTAATGCGTTCCAATCCTCACCGTGCATCACCGCTAGACCATATTCGAAACCATATGGTTCATCTGGAACGCCACGAATATCTATTCTACCACCAGCATAATGTGTGGTTATTTCATCATACTCTATTGTGTCACCAGGAGAGTATCCTTTGATGATGTCAGAGGTCACTGTGTGAGTTGCTTTGTGAGTAAGTCCTCTTTCAGTATACCAACTCGTATGCCAAGGACCCATCATGTTTGTGCTATAACTAATCATCCCATTCTCCAAATATTTTAGGTGCTTGCTTTTCAGCTTCTTCCATATGATATTCGCCTGGGTAATGCTTTAGGCAACGATATGCTTCTTTTCGTACAGCACTCGGTACTCGTGGTGTCTTCGTAGGATCCAGTAAGTCAACTAGAAATTGTCTAGTATAGTTAACAGCATTCCTTCTTTCATTCGGCATAGTCATAACTTACTACCTTTACGTTGTGTTCCTTTCCAGGAATAGAAAATATATTAGCATAATCTAATGCTTTGTTAATATCATTAAATACTATTGGTTCTATATTAAACATATTACATTTACCGTTGTCTTTTGTAATGAACAACCAGTCGTCTTGATCGGTAGTCAAACAAACCATAATAGCCCATTTACCATTTGTCATATCAGTTATCATTCCTGTTATCCAAATAAACTGCTAACTGACTCTTCGTTAGTTATACGACGAATTGCTTCACCAAACAAAGGCGCGACACTAACCTGTCGTGTCTTTTTGCAGTTTTTAGGACAGCGGTCTTTTATTGTGTCTGCAATTACTAGTTCTGTAAGCTGGCTTTTTTCAACCTTCTCACATGCTTCGCCACTTAGTACACCATGTGTAATATATGCACGAACTGACAATGCGCCTGCATCCATAATTGCTTTAGCTGCATTGCATAGTGTGCCTCCGCTATCAATAATATCATCAACCATAATAGCGTGTTTACCTTTAACATCGCCTATCAAGTTCATAACTTCGCTTTTGCCTGCTGATGGTCGCATCTTGTCTACTATAGCAATGTCTGCGTGGAACATGTCTGCAAACTTTCTAGCACGAACAACACCACCAGCATCAGGGCTTACAAATACTGTACCTTCCTCAATAATGACATTACGTTTAATATCTTTAGCAAATACCAAACGGCTTGTTAAGTCATCAACTGGGATATCAAAAAAGCCTTGAATCTGTCCAGCGTGTAAGTCCATTGTAAGCACTCTATCTGCTCCTGCTGTTGTAAGCAAGTTAGCAACTAGTTTTGCTGTTATAGGGGTCCTACTGGCGCTCTTACGATCCTGTCTAGCATATCCAAAGTAAGGAATAACTGCTGTAATACGTTTGGCACTTGAGCGCCTTGCAGCATCAATCATAATTAACAGTTCCATTAAACTATCATTAACAGGAGTTGATGTACTTTGTATAATAAACACATCTTCTCCACGGATGTTGTCTAGAAACTCTACATTTATTTCACCATCGGCGAATGTCTTAATGGAACTCGGTACTAGCGGAGCAAACGAATGGTCCGCAATTTCTTGCGCTAATGCTGGATTAGCGTTACCGGCGATGATCTTCATTTTCAATCTATGTCCTCTCGAATGTTATTGTTATAGTTAATTGCTTCCTGGAGAATGCTAAGATCTACATCGTGTAGTCCTGCACTGTAGGTAATAGCTTTGGCATCTTTAGGAAAGCAGTGTCCGCCATAGCCTCTGTTGGGTGTTACTCGTGTGTGACTGTTGCCTATGCGAAGATCATCACTAATACTACGTCTAACATGTTCATAGTCAGTGCCAGTAGCTTCGCATAAGTCGTGTATTTGATTAAAGAAAGCAACTTTAGTTGCTAGGAATGCATTACGGAAATACTTTGTAAGTATTAGTTCTCTTGGCGGGCAGTGCCTAACAGTTATGTTACCCATTGCCTTAATGAATATCTCTGCCCAGTATGATAAACTGCTGCCGCCCATTAGTAGTTCTTTTGTGTTAGCGAAGTCTTTTAGAGCCGTCTCTGCACGTAGGAACTCTGGACTAAATGTAATGTTACTGTTGGGATGCGATAGCATTAGTTCGTCCCATCCTTCTAAGCTGATTGTGCTTTTAATTAAAAACGGAACATCTAAGTTGCTATTAATAATATCATACACATTACTCATGTCACACTTGCCATTGTCGTCTGGAGTGCTTACGCATATAATGATTGCATCAGCGTGGCGCAAATCGTCAAAGTGTCCTAGTGCTGGATCACTAATCAATATATCAAAATAGTCTTTTAGAGCATTGTGATGCGCTTGGCCAACAAACCCGTATCCTGCAATTCCTATTCTCATACTGTAATTATAACACCATTGTAATATAAGTCAAGTTAAAAATTATAGCGTATGTCAGTTTTAATCACACTGTTATACGTCGAGTCATTAGTTATTTCTATCTTGATGTCTTTACCACATCGCTCACGTTAAAGGTAGACTCGACGTTGTCTACTGATTATTTATACTACAACTATGTTTAGTATTTGTCAAGCGAATATTACGGTATGCAGCAAACGCATAACGGGTATTTGCAAATGTATTGTAAAAACCTGCCTTTTTCAGCTCTAAACGGTGTTTTATGCACGTTAAAGTGTATAAATAACATTGTTACGTAAAGTAGTACCTGGTACTGAAGAAGTATTAGAAGCTGCAAACAAGTTTATTGAATTTGTTAACGGTAACAAGCCAAAATAATAATAAAGAGTAAAAAACGTCAGGACATAGTCCGGTGATACATTAGAGAAACAAGCAAGCCCTAGCATTGGAAACAGTGTTAGGGCTTAATCTTATGTCCAGGGACGACTTACTGCTAATGCACCTGTATTCTCATCATCGTCTGCATTATATGCATTTACTTCATAAGGGTTAGGAAGTCTGTTTTTATTGAATGTGTTTGCTGCTCTGTAATAAACTGCATCAGTATCGGCTGCTGCTAATCCTTTACGCTTTGCACTAGCAATAGCACCCTTTTGCTCTTGACGTTCTTCTTTGTTGCCAGTCTTTAATGGTGTACACAGGACTGCACTACCTTCTTCTAATCCTGCTGCTGTTAATGTCTTTGCACCATCATTAGTTTGATTAATACTCGGAGTATCATACAATGAAATTTCACCATACATTGCTGTTGTAATAGGTGCGCCTTCAACTGCTTGAGCAAGGGCTGTAAGTCCGTTCATTGTTGTTGTACCAAACGTAACCGTTAAGTCAAATACTACGCCTGTTAGTCCTTTGCAAGTGATTGTCGCCATGTTTGTATTCTCCTATACAATATTTAGTTAAATATGCTTATGATAGATATAAAACCATTCCAACAAACACTTGAAAAGCTCAAACAGGAAGGCAAGTACCGTGTATTCAATGATATACTCAGAGAACGCGGAAAGTTTCCTAAAGCTATTTGGTACGGAAAGTATGCAATCAAAGAGATTGTAAACTGGTGCTCAAATGATTACCTCGGAATGGGCCAGAACAAAATAGTCATAGATGCAATGCACACTGCATTGGATCAAACTGGCGCTGGCAGTGGTGGCACCCGAAACATCGGTGGCACTTCACACTATCATGTAGCATTAGAGCACGAGCTTGCATTATTGCATAGCAAAGAAAGTGCGCTCCTCTTCTCTAGTGCATATGTTGCAAATGAATGGAGTTTGGTCGCTCTAAAACAAATCATTCCCGATATTGTGTTTGTTAGTGATTCGAATAATCACGCCTCTATAATCCAGGGGATAAGACACAGTGGTGCTGACAAGGTTATTTTTAAGCACAATGATATGATCGACCTAGAGGACAAGCTAAAGAATGTCTCAGGAACACCGTGTATTGTGTTCGAGTCCGTGTATAGCATGGATGGAGATGTGTCGCCTGCCCTCGACATTTGCAACCTAGCGGACCAGTATGGGGCAATGACGTACATCGACGAAGTTCATGCCGTAGGATTATACGGAGAACAAGGAGCAGGCTATCTCGAGAAACTAAACCTGCAAGAGCGTGTAGATATTGTAAATGGTACCCTAGGAAAAGCTTTTGGAGTGCAGGGCGGATACATCGCAGGATGCGCAGACGTCATAGACGCTATCCGTTCTGTTGCTTCAGGCTTTATTTTTACGACAAGTTCAAGTCCAGTGATGGCAGCCGGTGCGCTTGCTTCTATCAAATACTTGCGTGATAATAATCAACTCCGTGAAGCACATCAAGAACGTGCTCGCAAACTAAAACATCGTATGATCAAAGCAGGACTAGAACCGATGCCGTGTTCAACAACACACATTGTACCATTGCTTATCGGAGATGCTAAAAGGTGTAAAGCTATTAGCGATGCACTGTTAGATGACCATGGAATATATGCACAAGCAATAAACTTTCCAACGGTTCCAGAAGGGACTGAGAGATTACGCTTTGCTCCTACTCCCTTTCATACAGACGGTATGATAGAAGATTTAATTAAAGCATTAAAAGAGGTAATGAATGAACATTAAAAAAGCATTTTGGTTCAGCTTAGGCTGTCTATTGTTAGTTGTCGCATTTATCGGCATCTATCTTCCAGGACTTCCATGGAGCACACCAGCAGTAGGTGCAGCATATTGTTTTGCTAAATCAAGCGATCGTATGCACAACTACATA